GCGGCAAAGGAGCGCAGGCAGGACGCAAATGGAGCACTCGGCCACTTCATCACAGGAGGACAGCAAGGTTTGAGGGATTACTACCAACGGCTCGCGGATGCTGCTCTTGAGAGCAGGAGCAGGTATACCGCAGGCAGCGCCGAATGGAAGAAAGCGGATGCGGAGTACAAGAAGAACAGGGAGAAAGCAGATGCCATTGATGACGAAATCGCTGGCATCCAGGCTACACAAGCGGCTCTTGAAAACCTGCAAAAAGCGGCATCTGTCCTGTCTGACTTCTTCACGGAGATAGCCAGTGAATCCGGCGAAGGCGCTGCGTTTGGCAGTATATCTGGCGGTGCAATGAGCGGCGCTTCCGCATTGTCCGGTTTGGGGTCGTGGGGTCTGGCCGCTGGTGCGATACTTGGCGGTGCAACGGCCATGATACAAGAGGGGGATAAGGCTGCCGAGAGGGCGATACAAGAGCTTCGCGGCGATGTCCAGGCTATTGAATCAAACACGGAAGAAATATTAAGGCTGCGTGAGCGAACTCTTGGATATGACAGTGGTAAATATCTTGCGGATTTGTATAAGAACCAAGCAGCGCTTGTAAGCGAGTATGTTGCAAACCCGTTCGATAGCGAAGAGGCAAAGAAGTCTTTCCATGCGTCCTGGGGAGCTTCAATCATGCGTGATTGGTATAAAGAGCTTTACGGTGGTGCTTCCAGCGGCTACGAGGCTCAATACAACAACCTTATCGAACAACGGAAGAATTATCTTGCGATTCTTGATGAACAAAACGAAAAGAAGCACAAATCCGACGAAGAAATTGCCGAAACCAAGTCGAAAATCGCCGAGCTCGACGACCAGATCATGAATTTCTCGCAAGACCTCGCCAAGGAATTGTGGGGCATCGACATCAAGGGTTGGGCAGACCAGTTGAGCGATGCACTGGCTTCGGCCTTTGAGAACGGCGAGAACATGGCCAAAGCCTACCGTGACACCGTGACGAGCATCATCCAGCAGATGATGCAGAAGATGATGCAGATGGCAATCCTCGAGCCTATGTTCGAGCGCTTGCAGAAGCAGCTCTTCGGCGAGAACGGCAAGGGCGGCGTGTTCGACCCGAACAACCCCAAGGGCAGCATGAGCAAAGTCACCGCAATGATCGGTGATTTCTTCGGCAAGGGCGGCGAAGGCGAGAAGGCGATTACCGCCTCGATGGAGTTCATGACCGCATTCCAGCGCGGCATGCAGAACGCAGGGCTGACAGTGCTCAATGAAGCCAGCAACACCCTCTCAAGCAGCATGCAGGGCACTACCGAGGAGACAAGCGGTCTGCTTGCGGGCTACGTCAATGCCTTGCGCCAGGATGTATCCGTCAACCGCATCCTGCTGACCCAGTTCGTGTCGCAGATGTGGCCGGACTACATCGAGACGTTTGCGAGCCAGGTAACCGCCGTGCAGAACATCGACACCAATGTCCAGGTCATCATGACGATGATGCAGATGGGCTCGGGCGCGATGTACAACGAGATTGCCGCATTGCGCTCAAGGATCGACAACGTTGTATTGGGAATCGACAAGTTCAGTATCAAATAAGTCCCATATCTTTCAAAAACGGAAGCGGCGGCTACCCTCACGGGCGGTCGTCGCTCTCTCATTTACATGCCTAAAAATCCAAATAAAGAAAAATAAAATGGTTAGCTACTTCAAATAGTCGTATTCTTCCAGTATGCGCACGCCTTCCGATGCGTTTACGCACACGTTGGGCGAGTGCTTGATGACTGCGACCTTTGCTTTCTCGGATTGCCCGACCGTTGCGCGGGCATTATCGAACAGATGAACGATAACTAGCCCGTCACCCCTTGCGGTGATGCTTACAAACGACTTGTCGCGCACACGGATATTGCCGTAGTATTTCCCGCTGTAGCGGTAACGGATTCTTGAGTCGCCCAATACGAGGCTTTCCTGTACATTGCAGGCACTGTACTCGTCGTCAACGAATACGCCTTGCCCGCGCAGGAAACCGAGCTCGAAATTCTTTTTGATGAACCCGTTTGACGGCCAGTGATGTTTGAGGCAGAAATCTATGCCTTTGAACATTCTCTGCACGAGTTGTTCTTGCGAGTAGTCCCACTTTTCGTTGTAGAACTCGTCGCACATCCCGAGGAACCGTCCTTCTTCGCGCAGCGTATTGTTCAGTTGTTTTATGTCCATACCGCAAAGATACTGTGGTATGTAGGATAACGGTTTGTCATTCAAAAGATTTTACGGCAGATTTCACAATGTACAGAAAAAAACTACCCACATAAAGCGTAATTTCGCAAAACAAACAAATTAACTATGGCAAAGATATACAAGGCTTACATACAGCAGCTTTGGTTTGATGGGAGGAATTATGCAAAAGGCAGCGTTGTTGACCTGTTGGAAGATTACAACATTGCCGTCATGGAGTTCCCGTTCAAGAAAAACCCCAAAGTAAAAACCCTGCCTTCCCGTGACTGGGCGGGCACGGACGGCCTTGATGTCTATGTCCCTGTTGACGGCCTTCCCGTAAACTCCTACGACCTTGAAGTCACATTCATCTACGTTGGCACGGAAGGCACCATCAGGGAGGACTTGTCAAAGTTCATCGATTTTCTCTGCGGAAGAATCCCGGGGAAAAACACCGATTCCATCCAAAGCGGAAGGCTCGCCATCTATGACGAGCATGTCGGCATGGGGAGGAAGGATGTTGTGGTTTCCGAAGTGGACAACGAGCTTTTCTACTGTTCCGAATACGACAAGGATGCAGTAGCCAAGTTCAAAGTAAAGTTTACCGTCTATGACCCGACGACAGATGTCAGGGAGTCAAAGACGGACGGCGTTGTTGTGAACCTGTCATGGGGATTGTGGGATTAGACATATACAGGACGGTCGACGGAACCGAAACCCTTGTTGCCAAAGTCAACAAGTGGAAGTTCCAGGACACGGTGATGGGCGAGCAGTTCATCACCTGCACCGTCACGTCAGAAGTCCCCATCGACTGGTCCGTCGGAGACCACTGCGAGTTCCGTGGTGAAACATACACCCTCAACTACAACCCTTCCGTCACGCAGAAAGCGCCGTCCAATTCCGTCCAGGATGCCTATACATACGAAAACGTGAAGTTCGACTCGCAGCAGGACGAGCTTACGCGTTGCATGATGCTTGATATCACACCGACAACAGGGGATTATGTTGCTGCCCTCGGCACAAACCATACGGGCAGCAGCAGATTCCAGTTGTATTGCGGAGAGACGACGGCCAACGGCTCGACACTCACGCCGGTGTGCGCTCTCGCCGCAAAGATGCAGGCAAACCTCGACAGGCTCTATCCGACAAACGGATGGCGCATCTATGTTGACTTGCAGACGACTTATACCACCGCATCGGGAGAAACGCTGCTTGTCACGCATACCGACTCGAAACTGCTCACTTTCGACAACTCCACGGTAGCACAGGCATTGGCACTCGTGCATACAGAGTTCAAACTCGACTACTGCATCCGTGGCCGTAACATATACATCGGCTATTCCATTGACAGCATCGACCCCGAAAACCCGATCATCGACCTTACTTCCGATACGATTGAAGACAGGTTCGTGTTCGGTTACGGCAGGGGTTATCCAGATGCCGTCAACCAGGGAAAGGGCCTTTTCCAAATCAAGCAGATAGCCAACAGCCAGCAGAAGATTGTCACCCGCCTTCGCGCATTGGGCTCCACGAAAAACCTGCCGTACAACTACTATTTCAAGAAGTACGGCTTGCTCTCGCAGGCGCTCTTCCCCAACAACCTCCAGCTTCCTGGCACATTCCTGCCCCTTGGCCAGCCTACCGATACGGCCAATACCGACGGTACTACCAAGTGGGCGCAGAACAATGCGCGAAGCCCATATCTTCGCAAGGTGTTGGGTGACACCAACGACTCGTATATCGACAAGAACGACAATGCAGCCGCATGTCCCGAAGGCATCCGCGAAGACTGCGCCCGCTGGGACGGCAGCAACGGCGACCTTCCCGAAATCTACCCGACAATCGAGGGCGTCACATTCGGTGAATTGCGTGATGCAGGCGTACCCGACCAGACCGGTGCGACCGGCGACGGTGCATACCAGGAGGGCGAGACCAAGCCGAACGGTGACCCCGTTCAGCCAGACCACGAGCGCATCGACTGTCTTCTTGCTGTAGGATATACCGATAACGGAGTGCTTATCGACGATGCCAACATCGGTGACGGCATCATGCCGGAAAACGAGGTTGTCGACACGGGTACGCATTTCGCTATCGGTTTAGGTCAGACAAAGCTCACTTATAACGCACAAAGCGAAAAGGGCGATTTCGACTACTCAGACCTTTTCCTTGAAGGTGCCGAGCAGACATTGTTTACCGTCAAGGATGTTTCGCCGGGCGAGTATTTCATGGTTCCAACCGGCCCGTCATATTCATGTGTCGCATACCGCTTTTCCGTCAACGCGCAAGGCAATGCGTCGGCTGATGTGGGCTTTGTGGTGAGGGTCAAGCAGAAAGTCGGCGACACATACACCAATATCGCCACCTGGTACTCCGATTTCGTCACTGCGGGGACTTCTACGGGCGAGAAGGAGATGTACCTTCCAGAGCTCCCTGACCAGGGCACGACAAAGCAGGTGGAGCGCATCATGGTCACCGAGCTGTCTGATGTCGTTGTCACGTTCGCCCCGCTTATCGAGAACATCACCGCAAGCGGCCAGATCACGCTGACGTACCAGGTGGGCAGGTCGCAGTCCGGGGAGTATGACCCTGAGTACACATGGGCATCCGTCCAGGGTGATGTCGCTTCAAAGTATCCGTTCCATGTCTTCATCAAGGACATGGGTTTCGACCTCACCACCACGTTCAACGGAGAAACGCCTGTAATGGCAATGAAGAGCGGAGCTTGCGTAGGCAGGGAGTTTGAAATCGGAAAGAACGTGCAGAGGGCTACCGTCAACGGCATCCGTGGCTATCTGCTTACCCTCAACAGGGTAGAGGACAGCAACCTGCACACCTACTATCCCAACCAGTACTACCAGCTTGCTGCTGGAGACTATTTCGTGCTGCTGAACATCAATATGCCCGATGCCTACATAAGAGCCGCCGAATTGAGGCTGCTCGTTGCGGCTACCGAGTATTTGGCAGACAACTGCGAAACGAAATACACCTACCAGCCGTTCATCGACGACATCTATCTCCAACGCAACATCGACGCGATGGAGATTGCGGGGACCAAGGAAAAGAGCATCTTCTGGCGGCTGTATGCTGGCCTGAAGCTCCCGTTCAACGGAATACCTTCAAGCTATGACGCGCCGCTTCCTTCGGTCAATATGACCATCGAGCAGGTGTCCATCACTATGGGCGATGGCCTTACCCCGAAAGTCGAGCTCACGCTCAACGAAGATGTCGAGCAGACCACCTTGCAGAAACTCACCGTTGCCGTTGACCGTATCTACAACGGGAGCATCTTCAGCAGCGGCGGGGTAGGCACAAACCTTGAAGCGGTTGCCGACATCTGCGGCAAACTGTTCCTTTCCAAGGTTCATGATGACATCGCAAACGGGAGGATCACCTTTAATGATGCCGTCACGTTCCTTGGCCTTGCCAAAGCCAAAGGCGGTATCAGTATCGGCGACTTCCTCCCCGGTTTCCTTGGCAGCGGCGCACACATCGGTGGTGATGGTCGTGCCGAGTTCGAGTCCGTCAATGTCCGCGGTGCCATCCGTGCGGCAGAGCTGGTGTTCAACCAGATCCGCGCAGAGGGTGGCGAAAAGATAGAGAGCATCGGCTATGGCGAGATATTGACCGTTGACGAGGAGAACATGACCGCGACCCTGAAACTTGACGGTGACGAATGGGCAACCATCGACGAAGGCGACATCTGCCGCGGCCTTTACAACACCATCGGCAAGGACTATGACAATGCCGATGCTGACGGCGAGGATGAGAACGGGTTCCGCTTGAAGGCGGGCTTCTTTGCCTCCTATTTCAAGATAGAGGAAGTGCTCACCAATTCCAAGGGTGAGTGCACCTTCCGCTACTCCTTGCAGCCCGGCACTACCGAGCATCCCTGCCCGCTGATGAAGTTCGCCGTTTACGGCAACTCAAATCCCACAAAGAAAGAGCGCCAAAGCAGCATCTACACCACCGCTGTTGGCATTGCGCCGAGGATGCTCTACCTCGCGGGTGTCGATGACTGGAAAATCAAGCCCCAGAACATCAAGGTCGCCATCGGCAACATCGAGGGCGTACTGGTCTATGAACTACTCAACGGCGCGGCTTCGCTGAAAGAGCTGCACGGCGATGCAGGCATATTCGTCGAGGACAACATCTATCTCGGCGGCATCATCAACCAGTTCACCGCAGCCGACTGGCAGGCCATCCAGGACAGGCTCGGTCAAGGCATCCATGCCCAGTTGCTGCGCAGCAGCGACAACATCGTCGTTGACGCGCTCGGCAACATCGTTGGAGGCATCTATGAGGTGTTCACCGACGGCGCCACCGTCAACAAGCGGTACAAGCTGCACACGGGCATCATGGTCTATGACAGTGGCAAAGGCATGTACCTCACCGCAAAGGACGGCACCGAAGGTTCTCTGTCGGAGAACGAGTACTTCATCTACGCCTCCTGCAACGGCTGCGATGTCCTGCGTGACGGTGCCGACTTCTACATCACCAATATCCACAACACCTACAACGGGTATAGCGGTTCCGCATTGAGCGACGACCAGTTGGCCATCATGCGCGACACCGACGAGTGCTCAATCAACTTCGTCATTGTCACCGCAAACGGCTGGAAGACGATGATGACCTACACCGTGAGGCTCGTCCACCTCGATAAGTCCTACATCGCCTTCGACCTTGACAACGAAATGGACTCCATGTCCTTCCGCACGCAGACAAGGACGTACAACGGATTGCCCATCGAGACCAAGATCAACGCCATCGTTGACGGGATTGTCATGGGCGATGCCGCCTTTGTCTCCGCCACCGTCGAGAGCAACGCCTTTACTGGCTCAATCACCTCGGACAACATCCTTGAGGGTGTGGCATACTTCGGTGACTCGCCTTCGCTGTACGGCCTGAAATGCGGCATCAGGAAGAACGGACTGTTCAGGATTGAGCCTTATGGCCGCAGGCATAACGATGTCCCAGACGACAAATACTGGTTCGACATCTCCTGTGTCGTCAAGTACGCGGGCGTGAACTACACGAGTCCCAAGAAGCGCTTCATCGTCAACGAGGCCACCAATGCCACCCTGTACAAACTCCTGCTGTCGGCAAACGCCATCAGCAAGGACGGCGACACATATACGCCCGACACCATTGATGTCAAGGTACAGGTCATCGACAGCAGCGAGTCGATAATCTATACCGAGAGCCAGTTGGAGGCGCTCGGCGACATCAAGGTGTGGTACCTCAAAGGGGCCTACGACCCCACCTGGAGCAGCGCGACGCTCATCAGCAACAAGGTTGACACGCTGCCGTCCTTCCGTGACCCGCAAGTCACCAACTGCATCACAGTCCTTGCCGTTGACGTTACAGAGCCAACCGCGCCTGTTATCCTTGACATCGAGAGCGTTACCATCAACTCCGTCGGGCGTGACGGCGCAGGGCAGCCGTGGGTAAAGGTCACCCCGCAGCAGGTAGTCATCGACTGCGACAGCACCGGTGCCGTACTCGCTACAACGCCCATCACATTCAACGCCAGCCTGTTCTGGGGTGACGAGCAATGCGAACTTGACACCACGGCATGTGCAATGGGCTTCGACGACGAGCAGAGCGACACGCCGTCATACTCACCTTCGGAACGCCCCGTGATCGCCACAAGGAGCTACACCTTCAACCAGGGCGACGTAATCACCAGCAAGTCACTGAGCATCTCCATTGTCGGGTTTGACGGCAACGGCGACCCGCATTCGGCAGGCACAAACGTCTATGTCACCGCAAACAGGCGCGGGCCGCAGGGCGTACAAGGCAGTTCCGGTGCATCGACAAGATACCGCGGCGTATGGCAGGCCGACGCCTTCTATGTGTGGGACGACACCTTCCGCGACTGCGTCAAGATAGGCAGCACATACTACCTTGTCAACGTCCCCGCCGACGGCACCGAGCTGCTCGGCAATCCAGAGACAAGTTCCGACTGGAAGGACATCGGCGGCTACAATGCCATTGCCACCGAGCTGCTGCTTGCCGAGAACGGCACCATCAACCTCTTGTCGAGCAACGTCATCAACCTGTTCAACGGCAGCGGCGTCAAAACCGCGAGCATCAATGCCGACGGCAACGGTTCCTACTGCATTTATTACCCGAGCGGCAACAAGATGATGGAGTTTTCCCATGAGGGTTTCATCTACTACTATAACGACAACAGCGAACACACGCTGTCCTGGAAGCTCGGCCACGGCGGTGACATCACCAAGAGCGAGAGCGACGACTGGCAGCCCATCCACCTTGCGCACATCGCAGTCGATGAGGTGCCGACAAGCTCTTCCGTTTATTCGAGGGTCGAGTACTTCAAATTCATCAGCGGCTCGGGCGGTGAGTTCGCCGCGCAGGACGGGCTGATTTACGGTTCTATCCCGCGCAACAGGAACCCCCTTTCGCCAGACCCGCCCATGTCGCCCATCAGCGACGGCTACTACACGCCCAACATGGCCCCGTTCCACAAGGTTGACGAAGACGGCGTGAACACGAAATACTCAATCACCGTCTATCGCATCCAGAACGGCAAAATCAACTACAGCCAGTCCTTTGTCCGCACGAACAACGGCGACGGCACACATACTGACGAACCACTATAAAACAAAACGATATGGCAAATGAAATAACAACCGACAATATCAACACCAAGGCGCAGGAAGTGACGAGCATTGGTGACGGCGATTACGTATATGTCTTCAAGAACGGGGCGAGCGGCTTCTCGCGCATCGAGAAGAACCTCTTGTTCCAGGGCATAGCCGGCTCGTCGGCCAATGCAGGCTCATTCGTCAATGCCAACGGCAATGTGCCCATGCGTCTTTGGGTCGGAACGCAAGAGCAGCTCAGTGCGCTCAACAACAACTACGAAGACGATGTAGTTTACATCGTTGCCGAATATGTCCACGGCTCGTCAACTACCGTTCCAGTGACAGGTGTTTCCATCAGCGAAAGCACAAGGAACGGCAACAACGTCCGCTTGACCGCTGTCATATCGCCGTCAAACGCCACCGACAAGAGCGTCACATGGGCTATCGACAACACAACCGACTTCTCGATTACGCCAAGCGGTCTGTCCGCTACGCTGACCGTCAAGGATTCGGCGACTACCGCCAAGTCAGTCACCGTTACCTGTACCGCAAACAACGGAGTGCAAGGCACGCTGCCGCTGTCGCTTGCCTACGACGGGGGCTCCACGGCACCGGCAATCACGCAGATTACCTACGCATCGGCTGGCGAGAACCAGTTGCAGTTCAGTGCGACCATTTCCGACGGCTCAAGCATCCCCGTCACATGGAGCGCATCGCCTTCGAGTGTCGCCACGATCGACGCATCGACTGGCCTGCTGACCATTCTGCGGAGCGGCACAATATCCGTCACCGCTACCTGCGCGAACAACACGCTGACAAGGAACGGCATTCCCGTCACCTATGACGAGCCCACACCTGGAGGCGAAGACGGCATCAATGCCACGCGCACGGCTGCGAACACGATGTCGCTCACCTCGGTGTACAACGGCTCGACGCAGCCGGGTGCCACCTATTCCTTTGTCGGCACCGTTCCCACCGTCAAGCATCTTGAAAACGGCACTTTGGCCGATGCCCCTGTCGCAACCATCAGCGGCAGCACATTGTCCTACAAGGAGGACTGCGCCGTGACCATTCAGAACAACATCGGTCAGACCAAGACCATGAACATTGTCCACGACAGCGGCGACTATATCTGGTTTGAGGACGATGAAGTAAGGAATGCCTTGACAGGCGGTGGCATCGGCAGTAGCGGAGGTGTTACCTATGCGCAAGCGGCTGCAACCAAGACGTTTAAAATTGGCAGCACACACCTGTTCCAAAACAATACAGCAATAAGGCGCTTCAATGAACTGAGGTATTTTGGCGTAACCGGCATCGGGGTCGGGGCCAATACTTCGTGCAGGCTTGACGGATGCACCGCTTTGCAATGTTTCATTGCCCCGTCATCGGTTACATCGGTTGTGGCGCAATCTTTAATCTCATTGACTGCGCTTGAAGAATTTGAGATTGATTGTACTCCCACCACAGGGTGCGTTACAGTAGCGGGCAATCCTTCACTCAAACGAGTAAAGATCGGCGATGCAGGCTCTGTCCCGAGCGACTTCTTGTCCGGCTTCAGCCAAATCACGACCGTTGACTTCGGTACTGGGATTTCTGCATTGCCGCTCAGGGTACTTAAAGATACTGGTCTGACAAGCCTTACGTTGCGATACAATGGTAAGGTGACGATTGGGACGCAATCTTTGGCGGGCATAGACGCAGGCTCGGTTGACCTGTATGTTCCCGCTGCGGTTGTCAGCGAATACGAAAACTATGACGATGCGATAAAAGAAGTTCACGCAATAACCGACTAACTATGGCATACATCGTAAGAATATCATCAGGCGGTAACGGCATCACGCAACAGGAGGCCGAAACCATGCTTGCCACGAAGCAGGACAAGCTGTACAGTGGTCAAAACATCAAGACCATCAACAACACTACTTTGTTGGGTAGTGGCAATATACCCGTAGGCACTAACTGACATGGCATATATAGTCAACATACCGGACGACAGCGGTTACACGAGGGATGACTTCGTGGCTGCCCTGCAAGGCAAGCAGGACAAGCTGTACAGCGGCCAGAACATCAAGACCGTTGGCGGCAAGAGCGTGCTCGGCAGCGGCAACCTTGACTTTAGCGGCCAGGGCGGCGGCCAGGAGTACACCTATGACTTGACCGATTACGAAATCGGTTTGAAGAACGGCGTACTGCAAAAGCTCGCCCAACTGAACCCGCAAGGCAAGTATATGACGTTTGGTGTGATAAGCGACACGCATACCTGCCCGACAAAAGCTGAAATTGATTCATTGGGCGATAACGAGATGCAAAGCGTTTGTCAAGAGATAATTGACGCAGGCATTGAGTTTAGGGGAGAAGGCGTCGATGATGCTCCCAGCGCCGTTTCTTTCTTAAAAAACAACTGGCCTCAAACTGTGCCTACATATAACGGGAAAACGTGTGAGCCAAATGTCCAGTTACTCGGTTCTATCGCACATGACTTTGGGTTTGATGCCGTTTTCTGCGCTGGCGACCTGGGCGCTGGTGGATCAAGTGACATGCTGTACGATTGTAACACTTACTCCATGTGGCTCGTTGGCAAGATGTTTAAGAAATACATTAGTGTTCCGATGTTTTTTACTGATGGAAATCACGATAGATGGTATGACATCAGCAATCACTCGAAAGACACCCAGCGATGCAGAGGGTGTGTGGAATGGATAAAATGGCTGTCTTCTTTAAACACCACAGGAAGAGCAAATTTCCCTGCCACGGATAATGTAAGATATAGTGACGGCAATGGCAACTTCTATCCAAGTAACACATATAGCGTTGATTTCCCTGACAAAAAGGTAAGAGTAATCGTGCGTTCTGAGTACGAAAAGCAGGAGTATGTAGGCAACGCATCAAACACAGGCGACGGACCTTTCTTTAAGTATCTTAATGAGTGCCTGACGCTCGCAAATCCGAATGATGCTGATAATTGGACGCTTATGTCGGTGTCGCACTATAAACACAGTAGGACAGATAGCTATTTGGAGTGTTTTCTAAATGGCACAGCACATAGCACTGGTTCTGGGTCTGATAATTTCACTTTTACAGCCCCAAACAATGGCAATAGAGGCAAGTGTGTTGTTGGGGAAATATATGGTCATGTGCACCCGACTATTGTTGCTCCGACTTTTACTGGTGGGAAACTAAAAGATACGAGTCTTCTCAATGCAGGGCAATTCATAAAAGCCAATCTTGCAACACAAAGGAACGGAAGCGACTATTATTGTTTTTCTGTGTTTGTTCTTGATGACGACAACTTCAACCTTCACGAGATAAAGGTCGGTTATCAATACAACACAGATTCCTCTGCTTATGATGAAACAAACGGGATATTCACTTTCCCATTAAGACACAACTGATATGAACTGCAACAACTGTAACAATAACAACGCACTTGAGAGGCCGAGGATAAAGCACGTCTTCGGAAATGTGCTGCGCTTGGCGATACCTCTAACCCTGCGCACGGTAGAGCTTGTCGATGGCGAG